CACAATCCATAAACGCATCATACGTCCCCGGATTGTTTTCGTAGCCAGATTCCGTTTCAGAATGGAAATTTGCAGACCCGAGAAATATAAACGGATGCGGAAGCGTCCTCCCCTCCCAGTTCGTTTTGGACGATTCGCACCAGTTGTTTTCAATTCTTATGCCGTGCATCGTCCAACCGGAAGGCCGCAGAACACGCCGATTGTCATTGTATGCAGTCAGCGCACATACAGTTTCGAGCACCTTGTTATTTCGGAAAATAACGTTCGTGGCCCCGTGAGTATCGAATCCGCAGTCCTCGGAATTATAACCGTAACAATTTTCAATGATAAAATTGTTTGGGGGGACAATTCCAGTGGCGTTCAGGTCTTGTCCCGTATAAACGAAATAGCAATACTCATATCTGTTTACAGTGCCGGGGTCTACGGGTTCACTGTAAGGAATATACGAGTTTTCAAACCAACACCCGGAAATTCGGATGTTTTCATTGTGGTTACTTAAGTGAATCGCACTCATCAAGAAATTTGTGAAGCGGCAATTCACTATTTCAACGTCCTGTGCGTCTTTCAGAGTTATAACAGCAAAATATTTACTATGAGTGCATGTAAGTCCTTCTATAATCCCGCCCTTGACATTAGTTAGACGAATCATCGTGGCATCTGAAACTGCTCTTCTGCTCTCCGTATTCGGCTCACCAAAGTCGTCATCTCCAACATGGACAGTGCCGCCGTGAAGCGAGAAGTAGCACCCCTCAACGTCAAACAAGCGATAGGAGTTCTCGATTGAGAACTCTGCACCTTCGTCGAGAAAAATCTCGCAATCTTTACGAACAATGAACATCGAGCCAGTTGTTCCGCTTGGCTTAGAATACGTTCCTGCCGGGACGTAAACACGGCTGGACACATTCAGCGCCGCAGTTAAGGCCGTGTTCATATTGGCCCCTGTAAGAGAGCCGTTCGCAAAATCCGCGAGGTTGACAATGGCTCCCGACTTAAGCCAACTGAGCGTGTCGCTGGAGAATTTAGCTTTTGTAATAGAGCCATCCTGCACTGTGGTCGTTGCTTCTGGATGTTCGTCAAGCCAATTATCAACGGCTTCCTGTGTCGGCACAGCAAAATCTTCTATTGCTTCTTCTAATGCGCTTGTTAACTCCGCAACATCTGTTGCAACTGCCGCGATAGCATCGCCAGTTACTTTCGCGTTTGCCGCCGCATCGGGATTTGTTAGCGTGGAATCAATCGGGACTCCATGCTCATCCATCCAATCAACAATGGCATCGGTGATGATGGTGCCGAAGTCATCAGAATCAATGATGGTTCCCGTTGTAAGCGCCGCTTGCTGAACGTCCAGAATGAACGCGAGAGTCCCGATCACATCCTCCCCGTTCTGGATGAGGATGCCACAGCGGACAGGGCCAGCCACAACGGACATCTGCGCGGTCACATCAATCACGACAGCGCCATTCTCCACGCTGGCGGTGTACACAAACCCCGTCCCGCTCGGCTTAGTGCCAACCACGGTGTAAGTGTATGCGGAGGTCATGGGGATCTCCGTATCGTCCTGGTACACATGAGCGATCAGCGTCCGAAGCCCTACATCATACTGGTTGATTGGCACCCTCGGCGGGAGGCCATGCGGGATGATGTTGATGTTAAATTCCTGTGTAATCATTTCACATCTCCAATCAGCTCGGCAACGGTATCACTCAAGTTCTTTTTCACCGTTCCAAGCGTTATGCTTTCGTATCTTTCAAGGAGCGTGTTGTAAACGGTCTTGACCACCTTAGCCCGTGCTTTGACATTCAGGGCCGGGAAAAGAACCGTCACCACATCACAAAGCCCAACTTGCTCAAGGGCTTTGAACTTTTCATATTCGGGGGTCTGCCACAGCGGGAAAAATTCAACCTCAGTGGAGACAACAGGAACCCCGACATTGTTAGCGTCAATATAGCTTGATGCTTTCTGCGTGAGCTGTTCAGCAGTCGGAGCCGTTTCATACTCGCCCGAAAAATCCATCACCGCCGTCTTGAGGAACGGGAAACTCTGAGCATTTGCAGAATAAGCGATGTCCCCGTAAACAACTGTGTCCTCGCTTTGGTAATACGGGAGGATTCCGCACACAGCCTCGGAAATATTGAGTTCCTGCTGAATCGACATCAAATTCTTCCCGTAACGGATATAAATGCCAGTGTCAACGCCCCGTGCCTGTCTCCATATCACCTTTCTGTTGTCCCACTCATATTCACCGCCGAAGATGTCAAGGATTGAACCACGGACACCGCCAAGCATTGACCGGGTGGAGGTGGGAATAGTCGGCCCGAAGTCCACAGGCGCGTCAAGCGTGTAAATCTCCGGGTCAAGCAAGAATGGGTTTTGATAGCTGCCCCGCGCCCATAGAAGCGCCAGAGCATCGGCGGGACGCTGGACGGGACGGGTGAACGGCAAGACGGGATAGAACGACAAGTCATAGCTGACATGGTAGGCCAGAACGGACATTGTGTGCATTCCCGGCGTTATACGCTGGATACGGAAACACTGAAGGTCTGTTTTGTCCCCCGCCTTAGCCTTGATGATGCGCTGAGTGGCGATTTTATCCGCATGAATCCCGTTGATGGGATAAGTAAGTTCAAGCTGATATTCCCCATTGCGTTCTTCCGTGACGTGACAAGAGATGCAATCGTTCAGCCGGCCGAGGCCGTTTGAAATCGTCCAAGCGTCTGCAAGGTCGGCTTCATAGAGAATCGGAATCATACAGTCCACCACCCCGGAACAATCTCAATTTTTTCAATGGTTGACGTTTCGCCAACTGCGGCGGTTGTGATGACTGTTCCATTCCCCGGAACAATCTCCGGGTAATCGTCAGACATGTCCCCGTCTTGCGTGAGTGTAACGTACTGGTTCATGTTCGCAACAGTATACACAAGCCCCACATATCCCTCAAAGTAACTGTCACCCGCCACGGAATCAATTGTAATGTGATCATAGTCCGTTGCCGAATAATCCCCAATTGCGATTGAGATTGAATAAAAAGGATTAACCTGAGACATGGTTAACGTCTTGCCCATGCCGCCATAAATCGTGATGATGGGCCGTGCGGTGTACAAGAACGGGTTTTTAAACATCGGGCCATAATCGGAGTACCACGTTTTCATGCCGTCATTGACCACCATCAACCCAGTTGCCCCGATTGCACTCATGCCGCCCGGAAACCTCACCGTGACCGTCACAGCCGTTGCGGGAATCGTCACGGAATAGGAGATGGTGTTGTCGGATGTGCTGACAGTATCAACCCGGAAAGAGTCGCCAGCGGAATTGTAAAACGTCACCCGTGCATCACCGCTCAAGGTAGAGCCGGGATTGTATGTCCCGCGCAGCTGGAAAACGGTGCCGGGAGTAACCTCAATGCCGCTGATTTCAAAAACGTTGGTTTCTCCGTCAGCATAGTTGACAGGGTAATAGGTCAGTTTCTTAGCACCTTCAACGCTGAACCTCTGCGGCTTACAGTTGAACTCAACGTTAAACTTGCCGCTCTTGTTATACGGCCCCGTCCGGGGTTCCATCGGCCCCGTGAAGATCCCCTCACGGTAAAACTCCGGGTGGTATTCATCTACAAGCCGTTGATAGCTTGTGAACTGACTGACCGCCGCTTTGAAGTCCTCAAACCGACTTTCAAACCCAGCCCGGATAAATGCGGGATAAGTCACGGCGATGTTGTGAAACTTGCCGTTGTCCTGGACGATTGCCCCGTTGCGTCCGGGAATATCAATCATTTCAACGTCCCGCTCCGGTGAGTTGTATGTGGCCTCCCCGGAAATGAATATGTCATAATCTCTTGAGTTTATGCCGCCGAATGTAAACGACTTCACGCAAACACCGCCCTCCTGTCATAGACGGCCTCGTTGATCCGTCTGCTTACCATCTCCGCGATCTCTTCCGCATCCTGGCCGGGAGCCGCATTGACAACAATATTGATGTCATTGTTATACGTTGCCCCCATCGCATCGGAGACGGCTCCGCGAATCATGGAATACATCATGTTTTGACCAATGACTATCTCACCGCCGCGCCCATCTCCAAAGCCCTTCAACCCGGAAGATGTAGCAAGCACAGTCGGAGAATTGAACATCATCGGCTGACTATACGCTTTCTTATACCAACTGACACTCAGCCGGGGAACGCTTGGCGGCTTGAGGCTGAACGATCCAGTAATGGAGAAATGCGGGAGTTTCAAATCCGGGAGCTTCCAAGAGAAATTGAAGATGCTCTTGATCCTGTCAATCGCATTTGAGACAGCCGTTCTTGCGGCGTTCATTTTGTCCGTGAATGCGGATTTAATGGCCTCCATCTTGCTACTCACCGTAGACAAAGCGCTGCTCAGTTTGCCCCCGGTGATGGAATCAATCGTGTTGAAGGCACCCTTCCAAATGCTCATGTAGGCTTGTCCAGCCGTGGTCAAAATGCCTTTAATGCCGCCGCCGTTCTCCTGCACCTTGGATTTAATCGCGTTCCAAGTCTCAGAGGTGGCAGACTTGAGGCTGTTCCACGTTTCCGTTGTCTTGGTCTTTACGGTAGTCCAAGCGTTAGAGATTCCATCTTTGACAGCCGTTGCCGCATTGGAAACAGCCGTTGTAACGGATTCCCAAACGCCCTTAAACCACTCGGAGATTGCGCCCCAATTCTTCACAACGAGGATGACAGCCGCCACAGCCGCCGCAACAGCCGCGATGATAGGAAGCGCGGGAGCGATAGCCGCAAGAACGCCACCAATCGCCGGGATGATAGTGCCTGTCAGCACCGTCCCAACAGTGGATATAACAGGCATCGCCGTCCCGATGAAGGACACCACACTTCCGACAGCCGTCCCCACGCGCCCGATAATGGAAAGCACTGGGCCGATAGCCGCGACAATGCCAGCCGCCGTAATGATATGCTTCTGAGTGGATTCATCCAGATTGCCCCACCATTCAGCCGCCGTCTGAATCGCCCCGGTGATATGCTCAAGCGCCGGGGTCACGATCTCAAGTAGAGAAGCGCCCACCTCGGCACCTGTTACCTTCGCATTGTTCAGCGCGATCTTGAACTTGTCTATGGGGTCAAGTGTTGCGTTATAGGTGTCAGAAGTGGCACCAAGCGAATCGTTGAGGATGTCGGTGCTTGCCGCGAAGTCTGTGAAGGAAATCTGTCCGTTTCTGACGGCCTGGAACACCGCCGCGCCGTTCTTGCCGAAAAGGTCATAAGCCGCAGACAGTCCGTCCATGCTGTCAGTTCCGTTGATGATGGTGTTCTGCAAATCAGCAAGCGCCTGGTCAAAGGGAACGCCCTGCTCCGTTGCCTCTTTCAAGGCTTTCTTCATGCCCTGAAT